TCATTGCTTGCCCCCTTTCTTAAGCCATCTCTTTTTATATGCTTTTTTCTTTTGCTCAGCCTGTTTGCTGTGCTTAGATTTAGCATAGGCAAGCTGGGCATGAATAAAGGTAGGGATAGGCTCATCAGTGGCTTGCTGTTGAAGTGGTACATCTTGATCGAGGTACTGAGCTAATTGCTGATTAGTTATTAACTTATCTTTACTCATATCACCCCCATAGCAGTTAAAGTATTCACCGCTTCTAAGGCCGTAAAGACTAAGATGATAAGTGAGGCGACTACATAGAGTAAGTTTTTAATAGTGCTCATTACTTCACCTCCACAGTGCCAAACTTGCTTTGTTCTAATGGCTCATTAAGTCGCTGTAATAGGTCATATTGAGCCTGTGAGGTGTGTGTCACTGTTTCATAAGCAAAACGTGCCATAGCTTGATATTGATGCTCTGATAGCTGATTATTGCTAATGATGTAAAGCAGGCTGGCAATATCATCTAGTACTTGAATGGCGTTTAAGGCTTCACAACTGGCATCAGATAATAAGACAGACGGTAATAACATTACTTCGTCATCATCTGCGGTTGTTATGTCGATTACTTGGCGGTTTAAGGTTGATTGCATGATTAAGCCTCCACATCAGTTGAGGCAGTGCTAGGCTGTTGAGCCTCAAGCCATGCCAATACATCAGCATTACGCCATGCCACCATAGTTGGTGATAACTTCACACTAGCAGGAAAACGGCCATCATTGCTCCACTCATGCAAGGTGGTACGGCCAAAAGGTAAGAAAGGTAGGATATCTCTAGCTCTGCTCATGCCTTGAGGTGGCAGGTACTTAGCAAACTGGCTTTGTGCTACTTGCTCAATCTGTTCGCTAGTGCTTTGGCTAAAGTTAATTACTTTGGTAGGTGTCATATCACTCACTCCATAAAATCAGTTTGATTTAAACCGTAACGGCTCTTAATTGAGTGCTACGGTATGGAATGAATGATAATCAGGTATCAATTAATGAGGTAGATTGGCATATTGATGTGAGGGGGTTGTATTGATACGCACCCTATATGGTTACACTTGATTACAATTATCTTTCAACATTTCATAAATAATGCTGATTATTTTCTCTCTATCCCTATCTATGTCTTTTCCTCTTTTATAGCTCTCATTGTCAATCTGCTCTTGGATAGCTGGTGGTATTAGATTATCAGCCTCTTTAAACCATTTTTTCACTGTATCAGTTGTCCTTTTGACACCAGTCAATCTCATTGCGAGATTGGCAACATGTGCGGGTAATAGAATATTTGATACATCAGCCTCCCATATCTTACGAGCTACTGGTATTAATTTGTCTTTATCTGTTTGAGCATACTTAGTTCTTGAGGCAGGCTTCATATCAACTATTTCTTGCCAAGTGTAGCCCTTGCTGTATTTGTAGACTGCATTAAGCTCAACATGCTTTTTATGAAAGTGTAGCGATATGCCAAAGTCATTATTATTCAATGCTTGCTTAGCTAAATTTAGGTAGATAGTCGATACAATGTAAACAATGATTTTCTTATCTTTGCTAATCTTTATGTATAAACTCTCATCAGTATTATCTAAAACTTGAGTACCTTTAAGCCTGTACTGCTCAAGCATTTCTAAATAACTAGCCTGCTCTGGCTTAAAATTATTTATAGCTTGCTCAATCTTCTTATTAAGCTCTCTTATAGATTGCCAGCTTGAGGCTGTAATATGTGATATCTGCTCACTAAGATTGCTAAGCACATCGTCATATAAAGCATTTTTGTAAGCCTTCAAGATATCTTTATTTTGCTCTAGCTTGATATTCTCAATCTGATCATCTGTCTTAAGCACTATAGCCATAGTTAACCTTTACCACACCTTTACTAAATAAGATGCAAGGCAGTGACTGCTTAAAGGTGTAAATGGCAGTCGTTCGGGTAATTACTCCTAGCCTTGCAATGGGGTAGGTCAATAAATCAATCAACCTTTATATTTAACATAGCTTTGAAAGTATCCATTTATTTCCATAGAAATATCATTGTACTCTTTACTAAGTCGCTGTATTTCTTCTAGGGCTAGACTATAGGAAAACTGGTTAATCATATTCTTATCACCATCTGATTGATAGCTGATAGGTTGGCCGTCCTTAAGGATTGCGAAAGTTGGGGCATAAAGATAGCCATCAAATAAAGCTCCTTCTAGTGGCAGGTTGTCCCAAAAGCTTTTGTCTTCAAGTTGCTGTCTGGTGGGTTTGGTGTCGAAGGTCATCATATTTATATCTCCTTTGAGGTTTTGTCAGTTTTGTCAGTTGGTCAACTGAGCACTTTTAAATATTTTTGGCTTAATTTAGGGGTTTTGTCAGTTGTACTTTTAGCCATTCTGTATTTTTTGAGCCTTTGGCATAACTATTAAATTATCAATCTTGCCAGCGTATGCATCATCAACATAGTTAGCCCACTCATGCATCATCTTAGTACGATAGGGCAGGTGTTGAGCACCGTTATAGGCCTTGCTTATCTTATTCTCTCTATCATGTGCCAGTTGTAGCTCAATCGCCTCATGCATATAGCCTTGCTCATGTAAGGTGGTACTAGCTAAACCTCTAAAGCCATGGCCTGTCATTCTGCCTTTATAGCCTAATCTCCATAAGGCAGTAATAAAAGCATTTTGGCTGTATGGCTTGCGAGTTGATGGATTAAAAAAGACGTACTGATCAGAAAAGCCTAAAGCCTTTATCTTTTTAAGTAGCTCAGTGACTTGAGGTGAAAGCGGTACTATATGCAATCTCTTAGCTTTCATTTTATCGGCTGGGATAGTTATAAGTTGGCGTGTAAAGTCGATATCCTGCCATTCAAGATATCTAACTTCATTAGTTCTAAGGAATGTATAGCACATAAACCACAAGCCATATCTAACTAAAATATCACCATCATAGGCCTCAATATCTTGCATAAGCTTTGGCAGTTGCTGGGCAGTTACTCGGCTATGGTGTATTGTACGATGGGGCTTTATAGCCTCTGTAAGGTCTGTTGCTGGGTTGTGAGTAGCTAAGCCTGTGCGTATGGCGTGTTTGAATATCTGGCCTACCTCTCTAATAGTACGCCTTGCCATCTCGTTAGCACCTCGAGCCTCTACCGCCTTACCAATAGCTAAGATATCAGGTGGGGTTATCTCATCTATAAGCTTTTGACCAATGAATGGCTTTACATCACGCTCATAAGCTGAATAGTTACGAGTAAATGTACTTGAGGCTAAGTAAGTCTTACGCTCTGCATACCATGATTGAGCTATGGCATCGAATAGCTTAGTACCATCTTGGCTGGCTTGCTGTTCTCTCTTTTCCTCTTTTGGGTCAATACCATCAGCAATGAGCCTTTTAATCTCAAGGTTACGCTGTCTAGCTTCTTGCAAGCTCATCACTGGGTAAGTGCCAATAGTTAAGGTCTGTTGCTTGCCTTGCCATCTGTAAGCACTGATCCAAGACTTAACACCTGTATAACGTACCCATATTTGTAGGCCGTTTCCATCGCTGTACTTATCAGGTGCTTTGCTTTGAATTGCTTTATCGGAGGGTGTGAGTTTATTGATAATGGTATGAGTGAGTGCCATAGCTATTAGTCCTTGTGTTGGTATTGTTGGTACTAGATAATCTCAATACCAACAATAATACCAACATTCTATATAGCTTGCTATGGTTCAGAATGTTCACTAAACCCCTCAAACGCCCATTAAAAAAGGCCTACCGAATGTTACGGTAAGCCTTGATTAAGAAATTGGTGGAGATGGCGGGAGTTGAACCCGCTACGAGCTTATACAGTCTGACGCAATCCGAAAAGAAGCCTTGAAACATAAGGCTTTTGATTTTTGGTTGTCAGATTACATCGGACTGTTTGACGTGATAGCACGTCAAAAATCACGTCACAGATTAATCCGTCCTAAGCTTACTCATCTCAATCTTATTTTTATCACCATGAATCCAGCGGCCATAACTTGAGATAAGCATGGTTAACTTATGGCCCATCTGACTGGCAACAAACACTGGGTTTACGCCATCCATGAGCAGCATAGTAGCATAAGTGTGCCTGGCATTATATGCTGGGCGCTTTCTGATGCGGCAAGCTTCCATGGCTCTGTTGATTCTTATTCGTGGTGGCTTCTCATTAAAGAAAGGCTGGCTAGTTTCTGGGCATATCATCACATAGTCATTGCTAAGCTGTAGTTTTTGGATGGCTTCAAATGCAGCCTTTGACCTCTTATTTAGATTCACTTCGCGAATAGAGTGTGTTTTAGTAACGCTTTTCTCGACACCGCGCACTCTCGTTTTATTGATGATAATGGACCCGTTAAACCAGTCTATATCTGACCATCTCAGAGCAAGCAGCTCACTGGGTCGGCAGCCCGTCCAAAACGCCACCTCAAAATACCAATAATAAAAATGCTCGTCACCGGCAAGATTCTTATCTAGCCAGGAGAGCAGGGCGTTCATCTCATCTCGCGAAAAAGGATCAGGCAAACCTTTCTGTAGTTTTTTATTGTTAACATTCGACATGGGGTTATCAGTTTGATTAATAAGCTTCATTTCAACCGCTTTATCAAAAACCCCTCGAAGTGGCACCAGGCAATTATTTAAAGTCTTGTCAGTTTTAAAACCTCTATCAGCAATAGCATCTTTAATCTGGTCACTGGTGATTTCATCAATACGAGATAAGGCAAAGTAGGGCATCCAGTGCTTATTGAGAGCTGATAAGTAATCTTTCTTAGAGTCAGTATTGGCTTCGCAGTGCTTAAGATACTTTTGTGCGACTTCTTGGAAAAGAATGCCGCTAGTAACTATCGATTCAGCCTGATAACCCTTTGCGGCATTGATGTCGGCATCAGTTAAGATACCCCATTCGGCTTTTGTTGCTAATTCAGCTCTAATTTTAGAGGCTGCCGCGATACCTTCCGCAGTCGGCGGGTGTGGGAGCGTGATGTTGTACCGCTGTTTGCGTCGCTCAAAGTAGATTTGGACACTGCCGGTGCGGATTCGCACACCTGTTGGCAGTTTCTTGCTTGTTGATTTAGCCATTTGTTAAAACCTGTCACCGAGTAATAGATTCGATTATCAACTTTAACCCAGACTTCGCCTTGCTTCCAACTATCTTTTCGTAAATCATAAAACCGACTTCTGGGTATGCCGGTCAGCTCTTCGAACTTTGGGGCGCTCACCCAGTCAATCTCGACTACAGCGACATTGTTATCCGCTAAGCTCATTTTAATACCTCCCATTCTTCTAAAAAATCATCAACCCATGCTTTGTTTGTCACTACCAAGCTATCATGCACATATTGATAAATCACGTAACCATCGTTTGCATCTAAGACAGTGCAAGTGACGGCAGGCTTTAATTTGTGTTTGTATGTCACGCCATCGCCTCAAACATATCCAACTGGTCATCTGCTTTTGCAGGTTTAGCGCTTCGCTTAACCGGTGCCAGCTCTCTGCAAAAACTCTCTCTGCAATACTCAAACACATCAGCAATCGTTGTATTACCATCCATGATTTCAGCGATTTGTTCACCGCTTAGACTTAACACGCTCTCTAAAGCAATGCCATTCTTATACACACTCATAAAAGCAGAACGACTGCCGAGAAATAGCATCACCTTTTCATGTTCATACTTGCTAATAGTGTGCTTAAACCAAACAGCCTTTTCCCATTGTTGGCCAATATTAGAGTAGCGGCTTTTTTCTGATTCGCATTTGTATTTATTCACTTGCACATCTATCCTTTTTTAACAAAACTAAATCCTACACACATCGCAAACGCCTCATCTGTGTATTTACTAATGCCAAGTTCATACAGTTCTAGTTTCGTTTTTCCGTAGGGACCGCCTAATACATACAATCCCTTTTCATCTGCATGCACTTCAACTTTTTGTCCAACCGTAAAATCACGAAACATTGCGGCCTCACATTCGATTAAGTCGCCTGCTTTAATTTTGTTTTTCATATCAATCTTAGAAAATTGGCAGTTGGTCAATAGGTCCATTTATACCTCCTCAGTTTGAGGGCAGTCATTTACCTTGGTGAGCTTTTTATGCACCTCAGATTCGAGCACCCAACCAGCTTTTCTGCCAAGCTTATAGTTGATAGACACCACGTCTTTTAATTCTTTCGCCTGTTTGATAGCCAAAGCAACCATTCTTAAAATCACAACTCTTGAATGGCGAGGTAGGTACTCATCAACCCGTACAAATTGACCTGATAACAGCCTTTGAGCGATTTCTTCGATGGTTTGATGGTAAGCAACCTGCGAGGAAACGCTTTTAGGCAATGGCTCACGGAGTCGACGAACAGCTTCAGTATTAGCCTTTGTTAAAAAAATATCGTTAAAAGCGGTTTCTAGCATCCAGCCAAGATTACTTTTAGTCTCAGTCTGGATTGTGACAACCTCAAAGCCACGGGCTTTTAAATCATTGGATAAGATGACACGCATTGTAGAAGGTGCATACATGCTTTTATAGTCAGATACTCTGACGAGCTCGCCGTTAAAAAGCCGTGATTTAATCTGGCCTCTTAACCCTTCAAATGATTGATCTGAGGCATCAATCATTTTATTTTTAGGCTTTGGCACGTTACCAGCAGCAGTAATAAGCGAAGTTTGTAGAACTTGCTCTTGCTTTTTATTCTCAGCCTGTCTCTTTTTGATATCTTTGGTATTTACATTGTTAAAATAAGAGTCGCCCTTCACTAAATTATCAGGGAGCGATTCGACTCTCCCATTCTCTTTTAGCCACTCTTCGACCACATCCACTGGCGTACCTTGATTGGCTTTAACGGCTGATAAATTTGTTTGTATTAGCATTGTTTGAATACCTCTTTAACGAATATTTTGACCTAATTTGCTTAATTTCGATTATTTGCTAAAAACCTATTAGCATGCTCATTTGATTGTTTAAACTCGAGTTGACGCTCATAGTTGTCGACAGGATCGGTAGCTGTCGTTGCGATATCTTTGTCTAGTTGAGTAAAGACATAGTCTGTGCAGCCTGTTGTATTACTCACAACTATGAACAAGCCGGCAAGTAGTGTGGTAAAACCTATGCCTCGCAACGCATTAATTGCATGTTCGGAAGCTGACGCCTTAAGCCTCTCATCAATAAACTGATCATCAGTATCACCAGCGAATAACTTGGCTGGCGAGTAGCCCCAGTCGCGTAGCCAGCTCTTATCAATCACGTGTACAACCTCATCTGTTTTTGCATTGCAAATATCAACCTGCCCGCCAGCATAAATTTTCAAAGTTTCATTAGCGCCAAAGCGGTAAATGGCTGGCTGGTGACGCCCGCCTTTTTGGATGAGTTGTAGTAATTGTGGCTTTTTCATATAACCCTCGCTTATTTGCTGCGTTGTTGTGATGCATTAATAATAGTTTAAACTATAATAATAAGTCAATAGCTTTAACAATAAAAATAGTTTAAACTTTAATTAAGGATTTTAGCCACAATTACCAAACAAAAAAACCGCCACTCGGGCGGTTAATTTTCTTGAAATAGTGATAGATAACAGATGAACTTAATGCTATGGTTTGAGACTACTTTACTTCATTATTAAGGTGGTGGTTTATGAAAACTTGGTCAGCACTACTTATCTCTATGCTTATGATGGCGCCAGTAATGGAAGCGAATGCTCGTAACTATCCTTGCTCTAAAAGCATGGGCGGCGTTTCGCACTGTAAAGATGGTAAATTTGTTTGTAAAAATGGCAAGATTAGCCAGTCTAAGAAAATTTGTAGTTAATTGATATAATAAAAACCCGCCTAAGGCGGGCTTTTATTGGAATAGGAATTCTAGGACTTACTACTGATTATCCTGTGGATTATGAGACAAATTTATAAAAAAATGCCTAATTTGGTAGGGCATTCCAGACTTCTCGTGGGTATGAGTACTGTCAAAATACTGTCTACCATTTTCTGGATTAAAACCTAAACACTTTAAATCAAGTTGTTGTATGCTCGGCTCATTAATCAGATAATGATGCCACTCCTGCATACATTCCAAAGTCTTTTTGATTTTCAATTGATTATAGATTAGGATTCCACCTTTATTGCCAAATTCATGACCATCACTATAGCGAGTGGTTAGTTGCTTGAAACCTTTTTCAGAATAAGAATTCCCAGCATGCAATTTGCATTCTCCTAGCCATTTAAACCGGTTGTCCTGTATGAACAAATCAACGTGACCGTTATGATACACATCATGAAAGCTACCGTAATAACCCATACTCTTAAGATTGGAAACTAGAAAAACAGTTATCTCATCTTCTTTTTTGTCACAGTAAAGTGAAGAGTAGCCTTGGATCTCACCAATTTGAATGGATATATCGATATGTAGTTGATTTACAAATGCATCATAATCATTATGTTCTATGGCGTTTTTACGATTAATTAGACTGGATTCTAGAGGCGAGGTGACGCTGAACTTCATTGAACTAGCCCCTCGCTTGATGATATTTAACAACAAAATCATTACTAACTCGGAAAACCACATTAATCATATTTTCAAATTGCTCTTTAGTGATACATTCTCCATTAAATGGATTTGTGTACTCCTGCGTATTGATAGCATTGGTAATATAGGACGACTCTAACTCAAGAACCTCTGAATCATCATCTTTTGCTCCTGAAAATATATCATTAGCTTCATAAACCCATTCTATAATGTCAACAGGTGGCAAAGATAAAAAATAGGTAGCTAGCTTTATATCGTTTTCATTATCGGACTTAGCAAACTTTGACATTCGATAAATATTTATACTCAATAACTTTTCAGGCGACTTAACATCTAAGATTGCATCTATGATATTTTTACATAGCAACTGCACTAACTCTGTTTGTTCATCAGAATTTTGGAAGTAGCTGACCCTGTCAAGGTCGCTAAAATAATGCGCTTTTAGGCTGTCTCTAAGTTTTGTCATATAATATCGTATTATTTCGACCAGTTAAGTAACTTATCAATTATAACAAAGAATTCTCTATAGGAAGAGGCTGAAATTGTAGCTTCTCCTAGTTTTCTTTCTCCTAAGTTTCCATTTAAAACGTACCAAGAGCTTACTAAGTAGACTGAATTCTCTTGATTGGGTTCTGCTGCGCTATATGTTTTTCTGATCTTATAAGCTTCAATATCTGCTGCATCTGTTCCCCCAATATGAAAATCACCATCTTTGATACATGAGATACCTCTTTTAGCATTCTCATAATGTGCGACACCATCATCGGTTTTAAAAGCTAACTCTTTAACATTACCAAGATCTTCTTCGTAGAATTTTTGAATGGCTGAAAAGAAGTTTGTATTTTTGTCTGAAATTTTAATATCTTCAGGCGTCCCTTGCCTGATTATAGTTTTTAAACTAGCTACAGCTCCGCGTAAATTATCAACTTGAAAAATACTTGATAAATCGGCGGCTAAAATTATAATTTCTCTCTCATCATCCATTATGATGCTATCAAAGCAAGGTAAAGAGATATCGACATAAGCAAATAGCTTGTCATAACCATCGTTCTGGTACTCAAGCTTTAAAGCACTAACTTTTAAGTCTTCTTTTACACTATATTTTCTAATCTTTTTGAATATATATGTGGTGGTTGAGTTAGCTATTGATTTATAGCAAAAGTCTTCATCTTCCTCCTCTATTAATTTACTGGCATTGACCTTGTCAAAAGACTCGAATGTAAATTTTTCCAAACATTCTTTGATTTCTTTATATTTCGCAGGTTTTTCAATTATACTAATAAACTTGTTATCGTATAAAATCTTACTGAATAAGTCTTTTCTAAAATCTTCGATAGCAACAGAAAACTGTTCTCTAGTAATCTCGCTTTCTTCATACTTTTCAAGGTGGGTAAATGTATTATTCCAAGACGCTTGAGTGATAAGTCCAGACTTATTGATCAGAGGGTTAACCTGATTTCTAAGGGAAGCTCCTCTTTTGCGATAGAGTTTAACTAGGTCGGTCAAAGTTTCTTTCATGTCGTCGAAGTTCAAAATTTAAAATCCTTATTCAAAGTTAGTTAAAAAAATTTCCTCAATGCTTTCTATTTTGATTTAATCACCACTTTCAAAATTATTGCGACTCACCACACGCCTTCAACCTCCTTGTTATCTCAACTTCTTCTTGTGCTCGATCGCCACACCTAAAACATCAAAGGTTATGTTGGAAGAGTTCTCTATATATCATTCTGCTAGTGAAAAGTTTGTTGCCTGCAGGAAAATGGCAAGATACAGACATAATGCCTCCAGTTTTAAATATCAAGTCTTTACCAATCGGAGACGTTATAACCGTACTTCTTGGCAAGCTCAACAGTATCACCGTCAAAATTATGACAAGCTTGCGCATAAAGTATGCCGTCACCATACAGAACGCCAGGCATTGCCATATCTGTATTAATAGGCAGTGTTGTGATTTGGTCCCCATTTTGAACAGTAGGTGAAGATAAAGAACAAGTTATAAATAAATTATGGGAGTTATGATTCCAAACGATTTTCTTAGAGTCCCAAGCCCGTCTACCACCGACAACGTTTAGTTTAATGAGGTGATAACCAGGCTGATTTTCAATTAATTCAAATTTCATGACTTTTGCAATGCTGCAGGGGTCGTGATAACAATTTTCAGAAATTGCACCTTTTTGAATACCTCTATGATCAAAGGTAGGAGCAGCGAACACAGATGTACTTAGTGAACTTAAAATAGTAATGAATAGCATCTTCTTCATAATATGTCCTTATTAATTATCCCACAAATCCCCATACACCCCACAGCTACGCTCAATAGCATCCATCGTATCTTCAGTGCTATGAACGCCATTCCGCCAATCATCGACACTCTCTTGAATATAGGCTCGGCAATTAGATGGATATCCTGAGTCACCGTATTCTAGTTTGCTATTAGGGTCGCCACTGCACCCAGCCAAAGCCATTAGTGCGATAGATAGTGCAAATAGTCTAATCATTTTAATTTCTTCTGAATAAGATGCATGCCTAATGCTGTGCAAACGTATATCGTACGCGGCCGAACAACCTAAACTGACTAAAAGTATCCCTGCTAATGATTTGGTCAGGGTACGTATCTTTATCTGCATTATCTGATTTGAGCACCACGCTACCATCTAAGTTCTTTACTGCACGCTTACAGATCATCTCCCCATCAGCATTAAATACATAAATCTTATTGTTAATAAAATTGTCGTATTCGCTCTCATTAGTATTGACGAGCATTAGTGTGCCATGCGGTATCGTGTACCCCATACTGTCACTGCAGGCATGCATAAGTATTAGGCCTTTACCATCTGTAGGCAGGTTGTTATTCCTTAAAAACTCTACTGTAAATGATTGAGTGTGGGCATCAGGGTTTTCTTCATTGACGTAACCTGGGCCACAGCTCGCTTTGATGTCTAAATAGGGGATTTTCACAAGAGGGTATTTTGTGCTTCCCCCAATAAGAATTACAGCCCCTTCTGCTAATAGATCCGCCTGGTTCGCCTCTGAACCTTTTTTAGCTTTGCCTTTGCCATAGACCAACCAATCGACATCGACCTTTAGTACGTTCGCAATTTCATTTATATATCGCGACCGCTGAGTCTTGCCAGATTCTAATTGGTAGTAACTGGGTTGCTTCATACCTACAGCTTCAGCAACTTCACTTTGAGACATGTTTAGCTGCTCTCTAGCGTACTTAAGTCTTTCAGGCAACGTATTCATGCTTATTCCATAGTTGATTATCGTTATACGGAGATTTTATAGCTAAAACTATAACTAATCAAAAAGTTAAAACTATTGCTTAATTATAGTTTAAACAATATAATCGAGATAAATTATAGTAAGGACAATAGTATGACTTCTTACCAATCTAAATACATCAAGCTTATCGAGTATTTAGGTGGCCAAAGCGAAGCTGCCAGGGTATTAGGTTGCACGCAGCCATCAGTATGGGCATGGATTCAAGGCAAAGCGAATATGTCGGCAAAATTCGCAGTTAGAGCGGAGCAAAAAACAGATGGTCATTTCTCAAAAGAAGACCTTTGTCCAAGTCTAGCTCCAATCTCTAATACCGATTCTACAACCAATTAAAAACCCGTAACACGTTTTCATATAGGAGATAAACACGATGGACGTTATCGCAGCTGCTCACAAGACGGTACACAAGATTGAGCATGGTGGCTCGCCAGCTCTAGCTGCTCGCATGGGTATGTCTAGCACAGTGCTAAATAGCAAAGTTAACCCTAATTGCGACACCCACCACTTACGTTTAGATGAAGCTCTCACAATCATGGAGTTTACGGGCGACCATACCATCATTGATGCTATGGCGAATCGCCTTGGCGGAGTCTTTTCAAAAATAGAAACAACTGCCGCCTCTGAAGAATCAATGGTTATGTCATTACTGAAAATTGGCGGGCAGAGCGGCAACCTACTTGGTGAATTCAAAAAAGCGATTGAAGACGGTCGTATTGATTGCAATGAGTACAAACAGCTTAAGCAAATACTGCAAAAGCAAAAATCAGACTTGCACGCGCTAGAGCTTGCCCTTGATCAACAGTGCGGGGAATAGCTATGCCAAATATAGGATGTGATAAATGCCCTTACTCGACAGGTGATACTTGCTGTCACCAGTCTATAAGAGCCAAGACCGAAGTTACTGGTGATGATAGAGCCATTAAGCGCGAGTTTATGCGCATCGAAAAAGTAGCGAGCACTAAAGCGGGGAAAACACAGAATCCAAAACAAGAAAAAGCCCCATCGCTGGCAGGCAATAGGGCTTAGGTATTTCTTAAAACAAACATTACGAGGATATTAAACCATGAATTTACCAACAATTCAAGAACACAAAGAGCTTGTCCAAGCAGTCTCAGCCAGAGACTTGTATCAATTCTTACAGCCCACTGAACGTTTTTCAAACTGGTTTGATCGCCAACTACAGTATGGGTTCGAAAATGGAGTTGATTATTTAGGGTGTAAAGTTTTTAACACCCTAGCAAGACAGGAACTGCAAGATTTCTACATATCGATTGATATGGCCAAAGAAATATCGATGATTCAGCGTTCCGAAAAAGGTAAGCAAGCAAGACAGTATTTTATTGAATGTGAGCGTCGAGCTACACAGCCCGCTTTCCAAATCCCTCAAACACTGTCTGAAGCATTGCGTTTAGCGGCCACTCAAGCCGAGACAATAGAGCAGCAACAGGAGCGCTTAGCATTAGTAGAGCCCAAAGCAGCCGCATTGGATGTTATTGGATCAGCAACGGGCAGCCTAGGGGTGCGTGAGACCGCAAAAACGATAGGTATTGCTCAGAATAAGTTTGTCGCATGGTGCGTTAATAACGAGTGGATGTATAGAGACTCTAAAGACAAGCTGCAGCCGTATAGCGGTCGTATTCAACAAGGTTATATGGAACAGCGCCCGGTTACATTTAATGGCCGTGATGGCACTACAAGGGCGACAACACAGCCGATGTTCACACCAAAAGGGCTGGCAAGATTGGCACAGATATTCGCAATAGTTCATGAGGTGGCGTAATGAGTTTTAAGTTAGCAGTTTTAGCCTTTGAGGCAAAAGTAGGTAGTCCACTACGTAAGTTAGTTCTGTTAAAGCTAGCAGATCAAGCTAACGACGATGGCATATGCTGGCCATCCTATGAAACTATCGCTGAAGCATGTGAAGTAGACCGCCGCTCAGTGATGCGTCATGTCAAAAAACTAGAAGAAGACGGTTTTTTGAGAGTCGAAAGAGTTTACGACACTAAAAACAAGAAAAACGCTAGCAATAGATATCATTTAACAATTGAGAAAGGATTAAAAAAACAAAAATGTGTTAATGCTAGTAGTGACAATTTGTCACTAGGGGTGGTGTCAGATTGTCACCAGGGTGGTGACACAGAGTCACTAGGGGTAGTGACAGATTGTCACCAGGGTAGTGACACAGAGTCACCCAAACCTATCATTGAACCTATCAATATAGAACCTATCAATGAATCTATTGTAGAAAATGAAAAAAAGAAAAAATCGGAAACAAGAAAAACCGCTACAGCGAAGAAAAAACCAAAACGTGATTTTGAGCAATTCGAGTTTTCAGATAATCAAAAAACTAAATGTGTTGAATACGGAATCAATATCGATTCACTGCTAACAGAATTTAAAGATTATCACGGGGCCAGAGGTAATCAGTTTGTAGATTGGTCTCAAGCATTTAATACCTGGATTAATAATCACATCAAATTCAACAAACTAAACCCAATCGCTCAGGGGAACAATCATGCATTCAATCAACCAGCTAACAACCCAACTAACGAACAGCCAAAGAAATCAAGCACAGACATCTATGCAGAAAAATTGGCAAGAGAGTTTGAGCAGCGATACGGCCAGCAAAGTACAACCATCAGAGATGTTAATTAGTGCGATTGCTGAAATGTTTGTTTACTGGAAGCGCTGCTTTAGAAACAAGATCAAAGATGAGGATTGGGGTGTGGACGTGGTGTTTGATTGGGCGGAGATACTGACTGAGTTAAGAGTCACCAAAGCTGAGTTTGAAACCGCCAAAAATGCAGTAAGACTTGCTGGTGGATGGCCACCCAATCACCCAGCTGATTTTTTAGAGTTAGCAAGAGCTGGCAAGCAAAGCGAGTACTTAGACACACAAACCGCATTTGAAACAGCCTGTAGATGCGCAGGAATGCGCGGAGAAGTCGAAAGAGACTGGAGGCACCCAACTGTACTAGAAACGGCAAATCGCATCGGGTGGGGTAATTTAGCGGCCGCTGGCAACGGATTTATCAAATACTTTGCCACGGTCTATGAGCAGGTAGTCAGCGAGCATCAGGCCGGTGCTGATTTTGAGATTCCAAAAACTCATAGAATCGAAGCACCAAAACCTGCCCGCTTAGACAACGACAGCCCAGTTGCCCAAGAGTGGGAAAAGATGAAGGCTAGATTTGGGCTCAAGAAAAAAAACAAGGAGGTGGTCTATGGGAAAGAATCTTAATTTAAACCGTAGCACCAAATCACCGCTTGATAATTTCTACACTATTTTTGCGGCCGTACGTGATTCAGATGGAATAACAACCGCAGGGATTGAGTCCCTAACTAAATTAAACCGCCGAACGATTGAACGCCATGTGAAACGGATGGCGCAAGAAGGGCTTATTAGCTCCACACCTCGCCGGCCAAGCGGCTATATCTATCAAATTAAATCAGAGGACTAATATGAAAAAACACATCGGTACCGGCAAGGTAGTCAAGAAGTCCGAATGGCTAGGAGCCAATAAGGTGAAAGTCACTTACACGGATTTAAGCAGCGAAGAGTTAACGCACCAAGCCTATGATCAAGTTATTCGAGAGGTGAAAGATGCGTAAAGCTAGGGGGTTAACAGAAGACCAAGTGCAACAAGTAGTACTCAATTGGTCAAGACGGCAAACATACAAATCACGGCCCTTGTTTGATTATCTGCATCATTCCCCCAATGGGGGCAGTCGTCATCCTGTAGAAGCTGCTAAATTCAAACGTATGGGGGTTAAGGCGGGTTATCCAGACTTAATACTTGATATTGCTAAGGGTGGTTATCACGGGCTCAGAGTTGAGCTTAAACGAGACAAGAGAAGCTACCCAACAAAGATGCAAAAAGAGCGCATACAGATGCTCAATGACGAGGGGTATCTAGCGGTGGTAGCCAAAGGCGTAGATGAAGCCATCGAGACAATCCAGACGTATTTAAATCTTAAAGACAAAGACGAGGGGCTGGCATGAAGCATACAGAGTACAAAACAACTATGTGCACTTGGCAAGACGACAAACTATCAGGTGAAGTTCAGGTCATAGACTCAGGCGAGTACATCACAATTGCACCATTTGACTGCAGCAAAGAAGCTAATAGAGAACAAGCGATGCATGATCAGTTGATGATTGTTTTGGAGGAAAGGCGCTTAGAGAAGGAGCTGGGCGATGTTGCTAATTGATTTCGGTGGCTTTGCTTGGAATATGCTTACCTTATCGGCTGGAGTGGTCACAGCGCTTTGGCTGTTTTTTAACTGGTAACAAGGATGTTTTATGAGTAAGCAAACGCTATTTGACAAGCTCATGGTCTGCACAATGCCAGTAAATGGCAGCGCGGGCAGTGTCGTGAGCCAGGCAGGGTGTAATAGCAATGAGTGTCTGTTACCTCGGGAGCAGATGGATAATTGCAATGCTGCATTGCGTCGTTTGGAGTCTATAGTTCAGGGTATTGAAAAAGGCCATCCTAAGCGCAAGATGGTAATCATAAAGCTAGAAGAAGTTAAAAAAGAAAAAGCTTTGTTGTTGCAAAAATATCCACGCCAGCTACGCGCTAAGAACAATCAATTTGATAAGTTGTTGATTGATGAGCTAAAGGCGCGGCTGTCAGATAGTAAATATCAAGCTGCTTACCGACGCGCTGAAAAATTATTTTATGAGGAGGATTGATTATGGGCATTAAAGCAGGTCAGATTTGGAAAAACAAAATTACAAACAAGCAAGTAAAGATTTTTTGGTGTAATCCAGAAGTTCAGGCTATTGCTTATGTCGATGATGGCGATATTAGTAGAGTGGATTTTATACACTCTTTTTTAGAACGTTTTGAGTTCGTTTCAGGTCAAGGCGTAACAGTTGATCGTATTGATGGCAATCATGCTCAATATTGGGTTAAAAGCGATAGTTTGCCGGCTGGATTAAAAGCTGATACACGGGAGTGCCCTAAGTGCGGTATCGAGTGTATCGGGCTTGAATCGTTACTGATTCAAACCAACAAGATGTGTCAGATATGCCGATCTCAGGAGAAGATAAGAAATGAAATAAAAAGCCACTCTGCGCAGGCGCTTCGCCAAGCTGTGAGTGAATCTATACAGAAGAAATCCATAAGTTGGAATGATCGTTGGCCTGAATCTTTTTGGACTGAAAAAGGAGATAAGGCGAAAGGCGTGAAGTCTGACAACAACAAAAGACGTTATAGCTTATTACCAGCCGGCACGATCAATGAAGTGGTTGATGTGCTCGAATTTGGTAGCGCCAAGTACGCTGATGATAACTGGCAGAAAGTAGATAATGCACGTACTAGATATTACAACGCTGCGTTACGTCATATCGACTCATGGTGGGATGGCGAAGTTAAAGATGATGAGACTGGAAAACATCATTTGGCCCACGCTATTTGCTGCTTAATGTTTTTAATGTGGTTTGACTTGTCCGCACACAAGAATACAGAAAAGGGGAAATAGCTTGAACAAGGTGCTGCTAAATAGATTTGGTACCAGCCCTCGGTTGCAGTTATCCTGCGGCGATTGGCTTCAGCATGGCATGCATGCTAAGACTGTTAAGTTTGATATTGGGCAAGGCGGTGAGGCACCGCAAGTTAACTGGGAGGATAGGAGTGCAGCTATCGCTCTAATAAAACATGGTCCAGCCAAGGCGCTGGCAAGCTTATTGCTTTGGGGTAGTAACGAGCATTGGAATTGGTCAGATGACTTTGACAAAGTTGTACGTTATTTTACTGGCGGGATGCTACAGCACTGTGATGCAGACGATAGGCAAGCGCCAAAGGGCTGCATTCACAGCCGTGAGGAGTTGGCTTATCTTATGGCACGCATGACATTGCATTTCGAGTTATATAATCTGTGGGATTTGTACTCGCTTGAGGGGCAGCTGCTGTTCAGTGGTATCGATGTTCCAGCTAATACATATCGTCAAGTGTGGAAAAAATATCAAGATGGGATGTTGGCTGATATCCAGTCCTTAGTTTGGGATATTGAGAAAGCAGTAAGTGGTTATAGGGTAGGGCTATGCGATTAAATTTAACAGAGAAGCAGTACAATATATTGTTAGATGAATTCTTATTAAACCCTGAGCTTGCACACGCTGTAAGGCGGTGGCCAGGTGGCCATGGATATGATTTTAGGCGCCAATGTTTTGATTATGCTTTAAGTGGGCAACCTATTGGATTTATCAGTAATCAATCAGAATATGCTATAACTCTTATGGCGAAATATTTTCTAACTGGCTATCAGTTAGGTGTGGATATTGATAGCGGAGTAAGTGAGCGTTACAAAAACTCCGGTAAAGGCGCTTAATACAACATTGGGCAACATATAGGTACAACTTATAGGTTGACCCTCTCTGACAGATAAGGTACTATTTATATAAAGTGGTCTTACGTGTAAGTAAGGCGTTATTAAAAGCGATTGATTTAATTATCAGTCGCTTTTTTTGTGCCTGTAATTTAAGAGCACCATCTGACTGAATACCCTTTATAACCCTTATAGGTTCTAAGATGCTCATATCTGAGCATCTGATTAACCATGGTACCCTCATTGATGATGGTACCAAAAATATATAAGTTCCGAAAGGATTACCACTGGTAATAGTGGCGGCGTTAAGTGACCCATAAGCCCGTAGCCAACGATAAGAGTCGCACTTATATTTACCTTACCCACGCCAAACAGCGTGGGCTTTTTTATACCTGGAGTTTGTGTTGCTATGCCATCCACGCCATGCCGAGCACCACGCTGCCCTAACCTAACAACACGCAAAGATAAAGGCTATTGTGATGAGCATAAAGACAGACGCAGCAATTGGGCTAGACATCAACAACGACACGGCAATACAACCGAGCGTGGTTACGGACACGTATGGCGCAAACTTCGCACGCAGATACTTCAGCGCGATGATTATCTTTGCGTATCTTGTCGAGCAGCAGGTAGGCTTGTACCGGCCACTGACGTTGACCACATAGTGCCTAAATCACAAGGCGGTACAGATACACCAGACAATCTGCAATCGCTGTGCAAGCAGTGTCACAGACGCAAGACGGCCAATGAATAATAAGGAAAGATAATGGATAATCAACACAAGAAGATAAAAGGCTACCGTGATTTAACAGCAACAGAAATCGCAGAGATGAATCAAGCCAAAGCTTTAGCGCAACAAGTCGGTGATTTTATCAATAATTTGGAAGCTCAAGACATTGAACATATGATTGATAAGCGTTGGTTGAACATAGCGCGTACAGATTTGCAAAAAGGTTTTATGTCATTAGTTAGAAGTATTGCTAAACCAGATGGCTTTTAGTTGCGCCTTATATTCGAGGATGGATCTGCATTATAAAGGGGGAGGGTGGGTCAATTGTTCAGAGGGCTTGCCGAAATGACCGACCCCCTCAATAAATCTTTACGACCGCGAAATTAAAAGTTTAGGTTACCGAAAAATAGGATTGATTTATGAGAGGACGTAAGCCCAAGCCAACGGCGCTAAAAAAGCTGGCGGGTAATCCGGGCAAGCGTAAGCTCAATGATGCTGAACCGGACTTCACTGAAATAACAGATGTCGAGCCACCAGAATGGCTGCCAGATTTAGCGGTAGAAATGTGGCAAACAGTAATGCCTGAATTATTAGCTGCCAAAGTCTTAACTGTGCCGGACCTGCATAATGTTGAAGCATTTTGTACAGCATACGCAATGTGGCGAGATGCGGAAGATCACGTTAAGCAGTTTGGTGTTGTCATAGAAACGGAAAAATCCACAATCAAGAACCCAGCCGTTACTGTGATTAACGAAGCCAAAAAACAAATGCGCGAGTTTGGTTCATTACTTGGACTTGATCCGAGCTCAAGACAAAGATTGGTAGGCCCCAAAAAGAGTGAAGACAAAGGGAATCCGTTTGATAATTTTTAATCCATCAACTAAATAGAGTTAACAATGAAATGTCCCGTAAATATCCTAATGTCGCAAAAGCTGAAAAGTATGCTCGCGACGTGGTTGCGGGAAAGATCATTGCATGTAAGTGGATTAAACTGGCGTGCCAACGTCATTTAGACGAAAAAAAACTAAGCAGAAGTAAAGACTTCCTATACAGGTTTGACCCTGAGAGAGCTGAGCGAGTAGCTAAGTTTATCCAGTTGCTACCACATACGAAGGGCAAGTGGGCTAGAGAACGCATGCCAATAACGCTTGAACCATGGCAGCTGTTTAGTATTTGCATACCATTTGGCTGGATAATTAAGAAAACAAAAATGCGCCGGTTCCGGCGCCTACTTGTTTTTGTGCCTCGTAAAAATGGTAAATCAGTGATTGCTGCAGGTATTGGCCTATATATGTTCGTGGCCGATAACGAGTTCGGGGCTGAAGTCTACTCAGGCGCCACAACAGAGAAGCAGGCTTGGGAAGTGTTTAGGCCGGCCAAGCAAATGGTTGACCGCACACCGGCATTAAAAGCACGCTTTGGTATTGAGTCAAATGCATCAAACATGAACGTGCCGTCCGATGGCAGTCGTTTTGAGCCGGTTATTGGTAAGCCTGGCGACGGTTCGAGTCCATCATGTTCTTTGGTTGATGAATACCACGAGCATAAAGATTCGGACCTGTACGACACGATGGAAACCGGTATGGGTGCCCGTGACCAACCAATGATGGTAGTTATTACCACCGCAGGCGCGAATATTGGTGGTCCTTGCTACACGTTAGTACGTGACGCACAAAAGATGCTCGATGGTGCGTTAGACATGCCCGATATGTGGGCCATGATCTACACAAAAGACGAGGAAGATGAGTGGTCTAGTGAGCTAGCACTGCGTAAAGCAAACCCAAATTACGACATATCAGTAAGCGGTGAGTTTTTAAGAGCAAGATGCCGCGATGCAATGCAATCAGCGCACAAGCAAAACACATTCAGAACCAAGCACGTCAACGAGTTTGTGGGCGCCAAATCTGCTTGGATGAATATGTCGAAGTGGCAAATGGCGCCAGAGCGTAAGTCACTTGAGGAACTACAAGGCAGACCGTGCTATATCGGTCTGGATTTGGCAACCAAAATTGATATTGTCGCAAAAGTTATGGTGTTTCCGCCAACGCTTGATGATCCTAATTACCACGTCCACGGAAAGTATTACATACCTGAAGCACGGTTAATGGAAGAGGGCGAGGTAAATAGCGAGCGTTATAACGAGTTTGACAAACTTGGGCTACTGACAGTTACGGATGGCGAGGTGATTGATTTTAGTGCCATTGAGGATGACTTAGCTGACGATATGCAAGAGCATAACGTTCAAGAGATTGCTTATGACCCATGGCAAGCAACTCAATTAGCACAAAATATGGAAGACGCTGGCGCAACCATGGTTGAGATTCGGCACACTGTTCAAAACATGTCAGAACCTATGAAAGAGGTCGAAGCCTTAGTGCTTTCAAAGCGTTGGGCGCACGGCAACTGTCCTGTAATGACATGGATGATGTCTAACGTGGTAGCTACACTGGATAAAAAAGACAATATCTATCCGAACAAAGAGCGAGCTGAAAACAAGATCGATGGTCCGGTAGCAGGCATCATGGCTTTGGCCAGAGCGAGCGTACACGATCACGATAGTGGAAACTTAGATGACTTTTTAAATGACCCAATTATTGCATAGAGATAAATATGGCTAGCTTACAAGATGTTAACTGGTGGAAACGGTTTAAAAGCCGCTGGTACTTAGGTAGTGCTGGCAGACGATTGGACAAAGGAACCGAGTCTACGCCAGTCACTAGTAACGGGTCAGAGTCTAATACTGTAGTCAATGCAGAGACAGCTCTAAAGCTATCAACGGTTTGGGCTTGTGTTCGTCTACGTAGCGAGACTATCGCATCACTACCGCTGCATCTTAGAGACGACAATAAAGAGATTGCTAAAAATCATAGCCTTTATCGAATTTTGCACGACTCACCAAATGCTGATATGACCGCGTCTGAGTTTTGGGAGGCTATGGTTGCCTCATTGGATTTATGGGGCAATGCCTACGCTTTAATCCATCGTACTAAAGATAAAAAAACAGTCGTTGCATTAGACATACTTGATCCAGAGGCAATGACCGTTAGTCGTAGCAAGTCGGGTGAGATAAAGTATTTTTACGACAAAAAAGGTGAGGATGGCGGAGATTATCCTGAAGACGAGATTTTACATATCAAAGGCTTCACTCTCGATGGTCTTGTCGGTCTTTCTCCCATACGTTACCAGGCTCAGACAATGGGCGCCCAGATGGATGCTAACGCTGCAGCCACTAGTGAGTTTCAGAACAATCTCAAAGCCGGCGGGTTTCTTAAGACTGGAGACAAGCAACTAACCAAAGAGCAGCGCGCCTTATTAAGACAAAATCTAGCAGAGTTTGGCTTACCTGAAAATGCTGGCAAGTGGATGGTTCTTGAATCTGGTATGGAGCCAGCATCCGCTGCGTCTATACGTATCAATCCAAAAGATGCTCAGTTATTAGAGTCTCGGTACTTTGGTATTGAGGAAATATGCCGAACGTTCAAGGTGCCGCCACAATTAATTTATCACACCGACAAAGCGTCTAGTTGGGCTAGTAGCCTTGAGCAAATGAATTTAGGGTTTTTGTCTTACTCACTTCATCCAGTGTTGGTGCGTATTGAACAGACAATAACTAAGAAGCTCCTAAGCCCGGCAGACCGCTTGAAATATAAACCCAAATTCAGTGTTGAGGGCCTTTTAAGAGCAGATAGTAATGGTCGAGCGAATTATTACAGTCAGATGTTGCAAAATGGCGTTATGACACGTAACGAGGTGCGAGCATTGGAAGATTTGCCAAGTCACACTGGGGCAGACCAACTAACTGTACAACTGAACTTGACGCCGATAGAACTACTGGGGAAAACAAATGACAGACTTAAAGATTAAAGATGTAACTTTTGAAGTAAAGGCCGTCAACGATGATGGCCTTTTTTCTGGCTATTGTTCGGTATTTGATGTTGTCGATAGTTACGGCGATGTGGTCAAGAAAGGTGCTTACGCTGAAACAATTAAAGATTGGCAAGCCAAAGGCAAAATGCCGCCAATTCTTTGGCAACACAACCGAAGCGAGGTCATCGGGGTATGGACCAAACTACATGAAGACGAGCATGGTTTATATGGCGAAGGTCGTCTGCTAGTTAACGATGTGGCCAGAGCAAAAGAAGCTCATGCACTTATGAAACATGGCGCCATTGACGGACTATCAATTGGATACCGAGTCAAGAAGTGGTCATACAACGAAGAAGATGAAGTATTAGAGCTTTTAGAGATTGATTTAAAAGAAGTCTCTGTGGTGACTTTTCCTGCTAATGAAGACAGTCTCATCGACAATGTCAAATCAACACTAATGAAAGGTAAGTTACCAACGTTACCAGAATTTGAGAAGCTCCTGCGTGAGGCAGGCTTTTCAAAAACGCAGGCCACTGCCATTGCTGGGCATGGACTGCGTCAACTGTTACAGGGCGAGCCTGATAACACCAAACAGCAACCCGATGTCAGTGACTTACTGGCACAACTTAAAAATTTTAATGGAGAATCCTAATGGATCCAAAAGAAGATGGCATCAAGCAGCTCGCCACTGAGTTTTCAAAAGCGACTGACAAAGTAAAAGAACTTGCCACTGACCTTAAAGGTCGAATGGATGCTGGAGAAAAAGGACTGGAAGATCTAAAAAACCAGTTTGATGAAAAGTTCAGCGAGTTTAATGATATTAAGGGTCGGTTTGAAGATGCTGAGCAAAAGATGAGCCGCCGCGGTCAAGATGAAGGTGGCCGTACTAAGACTATTGCTGAGCAAATCTTTGAAAATGACGAGTTTAAGTCTTTAGCGGAAAATCCACGTTCTGGGAAATCAATACGTGTCGCTGTAAAAGACGTCACTAGTGCAACTACAGATGCAAATGGCTCAGCCGGTGCATTAGTTGCACCTGATCGTCAGTCCGGCATTTTAGCCCTACCAGAGCAACGATTAACAGTGCGTGACCTAATTGCCCCAGGTAGCACCAATAGTAACTCAATTGAGTACTTGCGCGAGACTGGATTTACTAATAATGCCGGTCCTCAAGCAAAAGAAGGTGATCTGAAGAACGAATCAGATATTAAGTTTGATGATGCTAATGCGCCAGTTCGGACCATCGCTCACTGGATTCGTGCATCAAAGCAAATCTTAGACGATGCTCCGATGTTGCAGTCGTATCTTGAAGGTCGTATGCGCTATGGCCTAAAGCTTAATGAAGATCGTCAATTGCTCAATGGTGATGGTACTGGCGGTAATCTACTAGGCATGATTCCGCAAGCAACTGCCTTCGCTGATCCGGCTAGCATGACAGAATATACAATCTTAGATCAATTAAGATTGGCTATGCTGCAGGCAGTACTAGCCGAATATCCAGCTTCTGGCCATATCCTAAACCCAATTGACTGGGCACGTATCGAGATGACCAAAGATACCATTGGTCGATACATCATAGGTGATCCGCAAGGAAGTGCTAACCCACGACTGTGGAATCTACCAGTAGTGGATACCACTGCTATGGCGCAAGGTAAGTTCTTAACAGGTGCGTTTAACCTTGCAGCCCAAGTGTTTGACCGTATGCAGGCAGCCGTGATTATCTCTACTGAAGATCGTGACAACTTCATTCGTAACATGGTTACATTACTGGTTGAAGAGCGCTTGGCCTTAGCAGTATACCGCCCTGAAGCCCTGATTTATGGCACATTGACGGCTAAAGTCGCGCCGTAATTAAATCCGTTAGATAGCAGCTAAAAACCTCATCCACGTGATGAGGTTTTTATTATGCCAAAGCCAACTTTTAGAAGTTGTTTTTGTCTTAATAAAAAAAGGAAAACGCTATGAAATATACAGTTATCAAGCAGCACTTAGGTGATCGCCAATATTTTGAAGGTGATGAGCGCCAGGTTGATTTAAAGCAAGATGCAGAGCGTCTTATGTCTATGGGTTTAATTGAAGAAAACAAACAAGCACCTGCTCATGCCAACAAAAAAGAGCCCACACCTAAGAACAAGGCTGAGCCCGAAACTGCGAATAAGGCAGCTAAATAATGATCACACTTGAGCAAGTCAAATTCCAATGCCGTATCGAGCAAGATTTTTATTATGAGGACGGCTTGCTCAACGGCTATATTGCAGCGGCTCGTAATCATGTGCAGATGCATATTGACCGCACGATTTATCCTGATGCGGTGCCAAGCGATGACCCGGATGGCTTGGTAGACAACGCAAGTATTGACCAAGCAATGCTATTACTGGTAGCTCATTGGTACGCAAATCGTGAAGCAGTATCTGAGTCAGCAATGACTGAAGTGCCACTTGGTGTGCGTCACTTACTGCAACCCTATAGACGCATGGGGGTTTAAATGAATGCTGGCAAGTTAAGACACCGCATTAAGCTTTATAAGGGCAGAACAAAATCATCGCCTATGGGTGGGGGCGGAGCATTAATATGGGAGCATGTACTGACACTCTCCGCCGCGTTTGAGCCACTATCTGTAAAAGATATGTTGGCAGCTCAAGCGGCCAGTAGTGAGGCTAAAGTACGTTGTACCTTACGGTACCGGCATGATGTGGATAGCAAAATGCGAGTTGGCCATAGAGGCCGGATGTACGAGATTGATGGCGACCCACTGCCAGATGCGAACAGTGGCCTTGAATACATGACTCTAATGTTAAAAGAGGTGACCAATGGCTGATGATTTTGGCAGCATGGAGATACAAGGGCTTGATGAGCTAGAAGCTAAGCTTGCTGAAATGGACAATGATATGGCGGGCAAAGCTCTGTATGGAGCACTTAACTTTGCTTCATCGCCAATGGTTAAGGAAGCAAAACAACGAGCACCAGCTACAGAGCAGGCTTATAGAAGGTACATGTCTTCCGGACAAGGTGAAGCCACTTATACGACGACTTTACTTGGTAAAAAACGTAAAGGTAAGTCTAAAAAAGCTAAGCGGGGTGAAGGTAAGTTCGAAGTACAGCAACCTGGCACTTTAAGACGTAGTATCAGAAGGCAGCGCTTAAGAAAAATCAGAGAGTTTAACGAAGGAGGCGCCGCAGTCGGGATTTTTATCAAAAATAAACGCTCAGATTTACCGCCTTACTATTGGTATTTTGTGGAATATGGGACTTCTAAAATGCCAGCTGTACCATTTTTAAGACCTGCTTTTGATAACAATGTTGATTTAGCGGTAGATAGGTTTAAGACCAAACTAGCTGCAAACATAGAAAAATATACGGAGTAAACCATGATAGCAGGTGTGTTTATATATAACGTGTTGTCAGCTCTGGTTGAAGGCAGGGTTTATCCGGATGAAGTTGGCGAATCTGATGATCAAACCACTCCGTATATTGTTTATCAAGATATCAGCAATATCCCCGAAATAACCATGGAGGGGGTGACAGGTCATGAATGGGTCCGCATGCAAATAGATGTTTATCATCATGATAAATACGCAGGCGTTTTGCTGGCCAATAAAGCTATCCAGTTAATTAATGATAATTCAATATCTGCAATATATGGCGGCAAAGTGTCCAGTAAAGATGCCGCTTTGTACCGTCAGATGATCGAGTATGAATTTTGGCAAACAGCCGACACCGAGTAACACTTTACCTTTAATGAAATGGAGTATGACATTATGTCAGTAGAAAATTTAGTAGATAGCGTTTATCGATTATTTGTAAAAACAGCAGTTGGAACACCGAGCTTCACAAAACTGCCTCATTTAATCAAGTGTGAGCCGCCAGTTCAGGACCCAGTACTAGACGATGTAACGGCATCTGATGATCGTCGTACTGTGAAAGTAGCAGTAGACTTTACTGAAGATAGCGAAATTGAGTTTGAATATGTGCTTGATGCCACAGACCCTGTGCATATGGCTATCCAAGACGCGTATGACAAACGTACTGAGCTCGAGTATAAGTACGTGTATGTTACAGCGCCAAAACTGAGCCGTAGTTTTAAAGCTATGGTCGTGAAGCTAACTCCTGATGCTGAAGACAAAAAGAAAAAAATTCGCATGAAAGGTACGCTCTCTATTACAAGTGAGCCATTAGTTTTAGAAACTAGCGATCCGGTAGTCACTGCCAAATAAATATATACATACACAAGCATAAACTAGGCCCACGATATCGTGGGCCTTTTTTAATCACCCTATTAATCAAATTGAGAGAAATACAAATGGCTACCAAAACAAAAGCTTATGATAAAGCGTTACTATTAGCAGCTGTTGCTAAGTCTAAGTTGCTTTCACCAGAGGCGGCGGATATTGAAGAGCTTGGCGGCGTAATCTATGCTCGTAGAATGTCAGTAGGCGAACGCGAAGAATATTTTGAAGCAATGAAAAAGGTAGAAGGCACTGGCAATGCTGAGGCCTTTGTGCGAGCTGCAGTAGATGAAAACGGCGAAGCTTTATTTGATGACAGCGATGAGGACTTAGCAATTGTTAAAAGCCTACCGCCATCTATCACTCAAGCTGTACTGGCGAAATTTAACGAAATTAATCATTTGGTAAGACCATCACCCAAGCAGGATGAAGAAGAGATTAAAAAAAACTCTTAACAAAACCTGATAGATTATTTTTGTTTAAGCTAGCAGGACACTTGGGTAAGACTGTAGCTGAGCTATCAGACACACTATCAATCAGCGAATTAAAAGAGTGGCAGGTGTTTGATAGGTTAGACCCCATAGGTGGACATCGAGGTGACCTGCAAGCGGCAATGATAGCGTTAATGCAGTCTTCCAACCCCGACGCCAAACTGACTGACTTTTTAGTCGTTGACCCAAATCCGATGACTGACGAGCAGCGCGAAGTTTATGAGGAGCAAATGCTTATGATAGAACTGCAGCAATCGGCCCAGCGTACTATCTCAATGTTTGAGCAGTTGGATTCAAAAAACCACCATTGATTGCACAAATTCAGTTTATGATAGTTGATAAACATGCATTTACTTGGATTATAAGATGAAGACTCTAACAGTATTAAAAGCTGTCTGTTTGGCTTTTGCGATGTTCTTACCTGCTACTTTGGCCATTGCAGATATTAGCTACAAAGATTTACCAAAAGAAGTAACGCCCGAAAATTATAAACAAGTGGGACAAGCCTTAGATCAGTGGATTATACTTGAAGATAATCGTTTGGGAAAAGTCTCTATGCTACCATCATCAATTGCTGAAGATGAACTCTCCAACCCTACAATATGGATGAAGATGGAGTTTATTAAGCCAGAAAAAGGAGTGAAGGTGCAAAAAATAATGTATGTGTTTAATTGCAGTATTCATAAATACGGTATTAGTAATTTAATAGCTTATGATAAAAAAGGCAACGTTGTGAAAAATATATCAAGACCGACGGTTTTATCTGTTGACACCGTGGCTATTCCCCAGACTTTTCAGTACGGTTTAATGCAAGCTTTATGTGATTGATATATGAACAACCCGTAACTAAACAAAAAGGCCTCAATCGTTTGATTGGGGTTTTTTTATGCGCGTATGTAAAGTAAAGGAGCTGTAGAGTGGCCAAAGTATTATCCCGCCTAGATATCATATTGTTTGCCAACACAGCACAATATCGCCGTGAGATCCGTGAAACAGGTGAGTCAACTAAGACTGCTATGCAAGCAATGGCAGATGATGCAAAAAAAATGGCCAAAGTAGGTGCTGCTGCATTTGCCTCTATGGCCGCAGCTGGCGCTACGGCTGTTGGAGTGATGGTTAAAGAGCAAATTGAATTAGGTAATGAAATTGCGCGAACAGCAAAAATAGCAAACTCATCGGTTCAAGCCATACAAAAGCAAACAATCGCAGTTAAGGCGTCTGGTATCGAAATGGATAAGCTGGGCGATATCTATAAAGACACCCAGGATAAGGTTGGTGACTTTTTGACCACCGGCGGTGGCGAAATGGCCGACTTCTTTGAAAATATCGCTCCTAAAGTGGGTGTAACCGCTGAAGAGTTCAGGAGGCTATCAGGGCCAGATGCTCTACAGTTGTATTATGACAGCTTGCAAAAAGCCAACCTGTCTCAGTCAGAGCTTGTCTTTTACATGGAGTCTGTGGCTGACGAAGCCAGTCTGTTGATACCTTATTTGCATGATGGGGGCGCTGGGTTTGATATATGGTACCAGGCAGCTAAAAACGCGGGCGCTGTAATGACCGATGAAACAATTGTTGCAACAGAACAATTGCGAGCATCCACTGGACTATTGACACTATCTTATGAAGGCGCTAAAAATCAGTTTACTCAAGGTATTATACCTGTCCTAAGCGACATGGCTGGTATGCTGATTGAAGATGCGTCTGCAGCAGATACAGCACGCAAGGCTGGCGATCTATTAGCGAAAGGATTTAAAGTGCTGGCTGCAACGGGTGTTGGTGTTGTCGCCATAGTTACGTCCATAGGACAGGCCCTGTATGGCGTAGCAAAAGCTGCTTCACAATTTGGGAATGGAGTGGATTGGTCTAGTCCGTTTGCCATATTTCAAGTTGGCAGTAATTTTATTGAAAACAATAAGTCAGCTGCAGCAGTGCTACAGCAAACAGCGAGTGACATAGTCAAAACATATACGGATGCAGACGCCTTCATGGGCAAAATCATGCATCTTGGAGAGAATGGTACAAACAAAACGGTCGCGGCTGTTGTCGAGCTCAACAAAGCTCAAGACCAGCTTAGAAAAACCCTAGGCCAAACCGGCCAAGAGTATCAAAATCAGAAAAAGCAGGCTGAAGATGCAGCCAAAGCAGCTGAGAAGGCGGCTAAAAAGACAGCAAATAGTAAATCATTAATCCCTAAAGCTACAGCCGATGCAATCCTTGAAGGCGCTAAGCGCTTGGGAGTTAACCCTAATGACTTGGCTGCAGTTATATCATTTGAGACATCCGGAAAATTTAGCACAAATGCTCGCAACCCTGGCTCGTCAGCCACTGGTCTAATCCAGTTTATGGAAGCCAGTGATGGTAAAAAAGATGGCAAGTATTATGGCCACACGCGCAACCAGTTTGGCGCATTACTGCCCTTACAGCAAATGGAGTATGTTGTTAAATACCTCCAAGGCCGCGGCATTGGTCCCGGTGCCGGAGTTGCTGAAATTTATGACGCTGTAGCGGGCTATGGTTACAAACGTGGCTCAAAAGAATATGAGCAAAATAAAGTTTGGGACGTTAACGGCGATGGTATTGTCGTAAAAGGCGAAGCGGTAAAAGGTAGTCGATTTAGACAGCATATTAAACCTTACTTTAGTGATGGCGATGCAATAGCGCAAAACAACATCGCCGAGCAAGCCAGAGAAGCAGAACGCATTGCTGAGCAGCAAGCAAGACAGCGCGAAGCAATACGACGTGAGTACGCCGATAAGATTACTCAAATTGAAATGGATTTAGCTGAGAAGTTAAAAACAATTGAAGAGTCGAACTTCGGTGATGAAGAAAAAAAGCAGTTAACAGCTAAAGCCAAAGAACGCGCTGATATTGAGATTAAGCAATATCAACGTGCGCAAGATGAAAAAATTGCAGCGCTGACTAAATTTGGTAAAACTGAAGCCGAATTAATTAAACAAGATGCAGATCAGCGCATTGCAGCATTAACGCTTGACCAAGAATTAACTGATACGCAAAAGCAAGCAGGTATTGCAAACATCGAAGCTGAGCGAGACTACAAGCTAAGTCAGCTTGCATACATCCATGATGTTGAGATGAATCAAGCTCGCAGTCTTGAGTACACTGAATCTGAGCGAATTAAAGCACAGTATGCACTCGAGCGTCGTGAGCTTGAACTTACTTTAGGTATGGACGAAGATCTACGTGCGGCTAAGAGCCATGCGATTAATCAGGCAGAACAGCTTGCACTCGATGAGCTACGTTATGCGCATGAAGATGAGTTAAGACAACTTGGTAGCTACGGCTTAACAGAATTACAGCGTATAAGAGCAGACTATGAGCAGCAAAGACGTGAGATTGAGCGTCGTACTGATATAGACTCAGAGCAAAAATCTCAACTGCGTAATGCGGTAACTGGCGGTGAGATATACGCGGTCAAAGATTATCAAAAAAATGTAAGAGACCAATACGGTAGTTTGCAGTCAGAGTTGAACGGCACCGCTGCAAATTATCAGCTCGCTCAAGAGTATGAGTCTCGCTTAAAGTTAATACAAGATGCACTAGATGCTGAGGTTATAGCTGTCAAAGAAGCTGAAAAAGCCAAGCTTGATGCTCGGATGATGTTTGAGAGTGCAGCCACCCAGCTGTCTTTAACTAGCTCACAAACGATCGCAAGCAATCTTGCGGAGTCATTTAAAACTGTACTTGGCGAGCAAAACGCAGCTTATCAAGCGATGTTTGCTGCACAGCAGGTGTTTGTTATGGCTTCTGCGGGCTTAAACATGTATGACGCCTGGGGCGATGCAATGGCAGAAGGCGCTACTTTATCGCAAAAATTTGCAGCAGCAGCTACTATTGCTACAGAGTTTGGCCGAATTATAACAGCTGCAAGCTCAATGAAACTTGAACTGCCAGGCTTTAAGACTGGGGGCTTTACCAGCGGTGGCGAAAACGAAGTTGTTGGATTTGTACATGGAGAAGAATTTGTAGCAAACGCTGGCGTGACTCGTACGTATCGACCTGAATTGAAAGCTATGCACAACGGCACTTACAAGCGCAACAGTGGCAACACTAATATCAATGTGAGCGTTAAAGTCGAAAGCAATGGTCAGAGCACAGTTGAGTCGAATCAACAGTTGGGTAAACAGCTGGGTGCGGGGCTTGTCGAGAAGATTAAGCAGGTCTTGGTGCAAGAGAGTAAGCCTGGAGGTTTGTTGTATGCTTAGTTTGTTATATGATAATTACTCATTTTAAGGAGACTGCGATGAAGTATTTATCATTACTATTGGCATCAAGTGCTTTTTTAATGTCGGCATGTTCTACCACACCGACTACAACCCCAAATGCAGTGTCATCGACATTGTTTACTGCTCAATCTGCTGATACTGTTCCTTTAACAATAACTCGTGATAGCGGCATAGTAGGAGCGGGTTGCAAGATACAAGTGTCTATTGATAATCAGCAAGTAGCTGCTTTAAGACCCTCTGAATCAGTAACTATGCATGTACCGGCAGGCAAGCACATCTTAGCTATTGATACAAAAGATGCTGGTTCTATATTGTGCACATCTATTCAAGACGCTGTGCGTGTCAACTTAGAAAAAAATGACCCTGTGAGCTATAGAATCAGATTTGATACTAATGGCAATTTACAATTACTACCCACGCTATAAACTTAACCCAGCGCATTAAGGCCCACTCGATTGAGTGGGTTTTTTATTGGGAGGAATATGAAGACGTTTGTATGGTCCGTTGACATGGGTCCTAGCGCCCAAACATCACACCGAGTTGGCAAAAACCAGTTTGGTGATGGCTACGCTCAAAAATTTAAGATAGGCATAAACAATAAAACAAAGAATTGGTCTGGCACAAAAAAAGGAGACTATCGAACAATCATCAAGCCGATTATGGACTTTCTCGACGAGCATGAAGGCTACCTGCCTTTTTTGTGGACCGACCCCCATGGTGATACCAGGCAATATACTTGCTCAGATTATCCTGTAGTCCAAACAAAAGGTAACCACTGGCAAATTACTCTTAATTTTGAGCAAAATCACAGCGTTTAACCCCTCTTAATCAATCAAACATATGCCCCGCAGCTATCAGCTCGGGGCTTTTTTTGGAGCAAATAAAATGACGATAAAATTACCAGACCCAGGCAACGGCATCCCCGAGCAAAAAACCGGCAATGATGAATGGACGAACATGAAGATTGTGCGCGATAACTTTGCTGATTCGAGTAATGCGGCAAGTCGGGTTGTTGGACGTAGTGCAGCTAACGTAGTTGAGTTTAACCCAGCTAACCAAGCAGGTACTCCAACAATTGCAGGGAGCGGAATTGCAGGTAATGCAGGTCAAATTACAATGACTGACTCGCAATTTAAAACCCTTCTACTAGAAGCGGGATCTGGCGTATATCGCAACTCTATAGATACCACTTTAACAACTGGATACAATACTGCATTTTTTATGTTAGCAGCAGACACATTCGGGATTATATCAACAGATCAAGACGGCTCTGTTTATTTTGTGTCAGGCGGTGTTGACTTAGGCACTAAACAATTCACAAAAATTAATCGTCATCTAGTACGCACATCAAAAAATACGTTTGTGGATGGTAACGGTTTTGTTAAACAGTCATCACCTATTGTCGCTATGTATGATGGCGAAGTTGTTTTAAATGCAGACGCAGAGAAACAAAACATCACATTTACTAAAAACGGTAAAGGTGACTACACACTAAAGACCAAGACAGGCTTACGCTCAGACAACACATGGCGAATTGAGATACCCAACGATGACAACAGAAACCCACTGTTTGCAGTAAATATTGATGCAAAAGATGATGGCACTATTAATATTAAGTGCTACAAGCGTATTTTTAATATGCAGACGTTTATGTTCGAGCCTGACTTGGACAGCCCTGTTGATATTACAGAGGGTCGATTTATCTCAGTGCGTTTAAATGACAATCCGGAACCGGAGCAAACAGATGAGCCAGTTATCTAATGATCTCCAAAAACTCTCAGTCTCGGGTCTCGTTACGCTTTATGAGTTAGACGCAACTCAATTGGGCGGTGACATTTACCGTTGGCATGGTCACATAAGTCATCAAGACTGGGTGTATATTTTTGAGCATGCAAGCAAAAATCAGTATGCCGATAAAAACAAATATACAAAGCCAATAGGTAAAGACGAAGTTCTTAAAAGAAATATAATCTGGCAGGGCAAGACGTTTACTCCAATGCCTATTAGCACCGATGGTCTTGAAGTGCGCGGGGATAGTAGGCCGTCATCACCGTCTTTAGCAGTTGCTAACATGATTGACGGCCAAGCTGGGGCAATAGGCATACTATGCGCTTACTTTAACGACTTTGTTGGAGCCAAGCTCAAGGTAATCCGTGTGCTCGCTAAATATCTTGATTCTGCCAATTTCGCGGACGGCAACCCCTCAGCTGACTCGACCCAGTTTAGTTTTCAAGATTGGGAAATCAATAAGAAGTTGCGCGAGTCGCTTAGCGAGAAGTCAAGTGAAGTTGTCTTTGAGTTGAGCACACCGCTTACTGCGCAAAATCAAAAAATACCAGCTCGAACCATCACAAAGTACTGTGATTGGTGCGTCAAAGGTAAATACCGAGGTGAGTCGTGCGGCTATACGGGCGCGGCTATGTTTACTGAAGACGGCAAGCCTACAGACAACCCCGCGCTTGATAAGTGCGGTGGCCTTATTAAAGACTGTAAGCTCCGATTTGGCGAAAACCAGCCGCTCAGACACGGCGGGTTTGCATCGTCTCGCATCAGCTAAGGTGGATCATGAAACTGACTAAAAAAGTAAAAGACGCAATCATTGAGCATGCAAAGCAATGCTACCCTAGCGAATGCTGTGGCCTCATCATTAATCGTCAGTATGTGCCATGCAACAATATTGCTAATCGTTCAGAGGATTTTGTGATTGACCCGCGTGATTTGGTAAAAGCGGAATCACTTGGTAAAGTGCAAGCGATTGTACACAGTCATCCAAATGGCACTTGTCAGCCTTCTTTAGTTGATAATCAAAACATTGATAAACATGGCGTACCGTGGGTTATTGTCGGATATCCTGAAATTGAGTTTGGCATCTATTACGAGGGTGTCAAACAACCACTAATCAATCGCCAGTATGTTCATGGCGAGTTAGATTGCTTTACTATCATCAAAGATTATTATGAGCGCGAGCTTGATATTAAGCTTGATGATTTTGAGCGCGTTGACCGCTGGTGGGAAACGGCGGAGTCCAGCCTGTATCTTGATAACTATAAATCACAAGGGTTTGTCGAGGTCGATGACTTACAGCGCCACGATATTATTTTATGTGCTGTGCAACCCACCAAGCAGGTAAATCACGCTCTGATTTATATGGGTAATGACGGCAGTCTAAAATCAGAAGATACAGAACCTTGCATTGGTGATCATATCATTTTGCATCATCCATATGGCAGACGCTCAAAACGTGAGATTTATGGTAATGCCTGGCAAGGTCGTACAGCCTTAATTATTAGACATAAATCTTTAATAGGCGGGACTAACAATGCTCAAGAAGATTGAATTACATGGCGTATTGGCCGAAAAGTTTGGTAAGTTTTTCGAACTAGACGTAGCAACCCCGCGCGAAGCATGCGAAGCCTTAAGCTACCAAATACCAGGTTTTAGAAAGTTTATGAAGACCGCTCATGATAGCGGTCTTTTTTTTGCTGTGTATAACGATGACAACAATATCGGGCCTGAAGAGATTGAGCAGCAAACAGGGGCATCTGTCATGCGCATCGTCCCCAAGATTATCGGCTCAGGCGGTGACTCATTGGGGATTTTGCAAGTGGTGGCAGGCGTAGCACTTATTGGGCTTAGTTTTACGCCAATTGGTGCCGGGTGGGCGATGGGCGCCGGTATTGGCGTATTATTTGGTGGCGCAGCTACATTATTAATGCCCACACCAAAAATCGACCCGCGAGACCCTGGCGAAAATAAGCCAAATTACGGCTATGGCGGGGCGGTCACAAGCGTTAAATCCGGTAACTGCGTACCATTGCAATATGGCCGTGGCCGCATTGGCGCGCATCTACTAGGCGGTATGAGTGTAAGTGAGGACACATAATGCAATTAATATATGGCTCTAAAGCTGGACAAAAAAAGCCACATACGACCCGTATATCTGATGATACTGTTGCGTCTATTACCAAGATTACTGCCCTTTATTTGCTGGGCGAGGGTGAAATACGTGGCTTAGTTAACGGCTCAAAAAGCATTTACTTCGAAGACACACCGCTTGAAGATGACAATGGCCATCGTAACTTTGAAAACGTAGAGTGGGAAATTCGACACGGCACTGTTGATCAAACTCATATACCTGGTGTGCCTAGTGCCAGTACTGAGAGAGTGATCAACACAGAGTTGCGCAGTAGTGTGCCATGGACTCGCCTAATAACTGATATCGAATTATCTAGTATCAACGTCAATGTGTCTTGGCCACGCCTAAGCAAAATGGAAGATAACGGCGATGTAAACGGTACCACAGTAGATTACGCTATCGACGTACGTACAGATGGTGGCGCTTGGGTGACTATGGTCAGTAAATCACTTACTGCAAAGACATCAGGCCGCTATCAACGTACTCACAATATCCCGCTACCAGACGCTAATAACAATTGGCAGGTACGTGTCCGTAAAATCACAGAGGATGGTGATAACGAGCGTCTATTTAATCAGATGCACATTGATAGCATTGCTGAGATTATTGACGCTAAATTATGCTATCCACACTCAGCTGTTATCAAGCTAACATGGGACTCGCGTGCATTTGGCAACACTCCAAAAGTATCGTTTGAGACGTATGGTCGTTATGTTAAGGTGCCTGTTAATTATGATGCAGAGACTCGCACCAGTACTGGCATTTGGAATGGAGAGCTTAAAGAGGCTTATACAACCAATCCAGCTTGGATTTACTATGACTTAATCACAAATGATAGATATGGGTTAGGCAACAAATTAAAGCCGTACATGATTAATAAATGGGCCATTGAGTATATCGCAAAAATCTGTGATGTCATGGTCGATGATGGTAAAGGCGGGTTAGAGCCTCGCTATACCTGTAACTTATATCTACAGACGGCTGAAACAGCTTTTGACGTACTGCAACATATTGCTGGCATCTTCCGTGGCATGGCGTTCTGGAATGGGTCGCAAATCATATTAGACGCAGATACCTATAAAGACTGTGATTATGTGATTACCCGTGCCAACGTTATAAATGGCGAGTTTGTTAAGACCGGTACAGCTGCAAATGAACGTCACACTATCGCAAAAGTCGGGTACTCGAACCCAGATAATAACTACGAAGTAGATTATGTCTTTGTGCGTAACGAGCGGGCTATCGCTGAGATTGGCATCAACATACTTGATTTATCAGCTATCGCTTGCACTAGCGAGGGGGAGGCGTATCGCTTTGGCCTAGCTGCTTTGCTAACTGAGCAAAATAGAACACAAACTGTATCATTTACCATGGGCTTGGACGGTGCATTACCAAGTGTGGGTGACCGTATTGATATTCCAGATATCATGTTCACTGGTCACAACACTGGTGGCCGCATATCTGGTGTTAATAAAGATCGTACTGTCATTACTGTTGATAGAGACAATGTACCGGTGTCACCAGGCGACAAGTTGGTTGTTAACTTAGAATCTGGCAAAGCACAAACTCGCGAGATATTAAACATCAATGGCCGAGAAATCACTGTCAGCAAGCCATTTGATGCGGTATCACGCGAGAACGTGTGGGCAGTAAGTAGCGATGAACTGCCAACTATGTCGTTTATCGTACTGTCAGTACGTGCAAACGAGGACGGCACACAGTATAGCTACACAGCACTGCAATACGATGCGACTCTGCAGCAGCAAATTGATAATGGCACTATCATTGAGAATAAGCCGCCTTTGCCGCCGCTTATGTCAATGATCATTGATGCGCCACAGTCAATAACTCTATCTACTCGTCATCGCATTGAGCAAGCACAAACTATCACTACGCTTGTGATAACTTGGGAGCAAGCAAAAGAAGCAGTAGCATATGATGTGGAGTGGCGAAAAGATGATGGGGATTGGATAAGCGTACCACGCACAGGTAATATTTCAGTGGAAGTTGATGGCGTGTACAGCGGCAATTATATTGCTCGCGTGCGTGCTATCAGTGCGTTTGATGCTGTCTCAAAGCCTGCCACATCTACTTTAACAAAAGTTGAGGGCAAGGCTGGTAAGCCGCCAAGTTTGTTGTCATTAAAAGCCACCGGTACTTTATTTGGCATGGAGCTTAACTGGTCATTTGCAAAAGGCTCAGGTGATGCAGCTTACACTGAAATACAAGTAGCATCCGCACCAGATATTAATGTGGCTCTACTTGGACAGTACAGCTATCCCACTAATAACGCCAAGCTTAACGGTTTACAAAACGGTCTGGTGCAGTATTACCGTGGCCGTATTGTCGACAAACTAGGTTTTAAGGGTGACTGGAGTAACTGGGCTAGAGGCGAAGTGCTTAATGACTCAAGCCAAGTGCTAGATTTAATTGCCGGTGATATTGAGCAGTCTCATCTACATCAAGAGCTAAAAAGCAAGATCGATAAAATTAAGAGGATTGAGCCGCTTGAAAATATTATAGGTGATGAAACTAAAGGCTTAGTCAAATCTATAGCCGATGAACGCCAAGCACGAATTGATGCAATCGGTACGTCAGCACTTGATAACAGCAAAAGCTTACATGAGCGTGCTGATGCATTAGCTGGTAGTGTCAATGGCATAGTTGAGCATCAAGTAGAGGTCGATGAAGAGCTGGTTAAAAGCTCAGAAAAACTTACTTATCTATCATCAGAGCTTGATTTTAGATACGCTGACAAAAACCGTTATGCGTCTAAGGCCAGGGGCACTGCTTGGACATTTGCCAAGACAGTAGCGAAGCAAGGCTATGTGTTATCTGAATTATCAAGAGGCGTGTCTGCAGAGCTTGATAATATGCGCTCAAGCTACACTGAGCAAATCACTACAAATGTCACTAAGACAGAAGCAGCTACTCGTCAGATAGAGAGCTTATCAGCTCAGATGACCGGCGGCTATAAGGGTGATGATTTAGGCGCATTATCAAAAGGCTTGTTGTATCAAGAACGCCAAGCACGTACTTCAGACTTTAGTGCACTATCTGAGCAAATTAGTCTGCTTAGCGCAGGGGTTGGTGAGCAGTTTGATCCATACCAAATATGGCATTTTGACAGTAATGCTGAGGGCTGGACGGGCGGTGTTTATAACAGTGGATATCTCAATGCGCGCACAACGAAACTGCAAAGTCCGAGTCTTAATAAAACAGATGATGATGGCAATACTATAGCGCTTAACACCAGTGCTTATCATCACATCAAAATGCGCATCGAGAAAGTCGGCACACCCACATGGTCAGGATTAGTCGAATGGTCGGGCGGTAGTACAACTATTAAAGAACCCTCTATTGAGGAAGGCGTAGCAAACGTCAGCTTTGATTTAGGATGGGTTGGCAGTATCTCAAGCTTTACGCTTAAAGTCGCCGAGACTGCAGATAACTTAAACTACTTTAAAGTTGACTGGATTGCTATTGGTCGCCCCAGTCCAGGCGCATCATCATCTGCTGTACTTGATATCAAACGTGCATTTAGTGATTATAAAATATCATCTAGCGAGCAAATACGTGACTTAACCAGCACAATCTTTGGTAAAGATGAGACCCCGCTCGCATCATCTATACGAGAGCAGTTAAGGGTGCTATCTCATGATAGTGGTACTTATGCTGACAGGCTTAATGTATTAGATGCTTGGTATAAGGGAGAAGATAAGACTTTAGCAGCAATCACTAAAGAGCAGGTCACAAGCTTTGTAAATGCCGACTTAGCAAATGCCAGACGAGTTACTGAGCTATCAGCTGAAATCGATTTTAGGTATGCTGACAAAAATCGCTATGCTGATAAAAATCGCTCGATACAGCGCACATTTGCTGTGTCAGTCGCCCAAGCTGATTACAATGCTAATTTGCGCATTGATGACTTACAGTCTGAGTTTAATAACAATAGTGCTCATATACAAAATGAGCTTGTTACGCTTGCCAATAAAGACTTAGCAATAGCGTCAGAACAAAGCAAGTTATCAGCTAAAGTAGGTCAAAATACGGGCGATATAGAGCAGATAAAATTAGTGGTTACTACGCCTGAAACTGGCCTCGCTGCTAAATATACTCAGCTTAGCACGCAGCTGGGTAGTGTCACGCAGCAAGTAGGCACATTTGATGGTAAATTCGGCAACATTGGTGGACAGATAACGACAATCCAAAACGATGTAAAAGGTCAAAAAAACGCAATCGAGATAGTGGCAAGCTTGGGCGATGCTGAGAAGTTAAAATATGAGATTGCAAAAGCTCGACTTGATAAAGATGTTGCTGTATTGACCGCCAAGAAATCTGATTTAACATCGCTGATTGCTGAGTATGAAGCTAAAAAGTACGATTTACAGGTTAAAGCTAACCAAGCTCAAGCCGAAAATAACTTAGCATTAAAACAATCTTATCTAGATCAGATTGTTTTATTGGATAGAGCTATTACTGACGCTAATGCTCAAAAAGATGCGATTAACAACCAGATTAATCAGCTAAATCAGGAGAAAAAAGAGCTTGATAGCTTAAAACTGACTGAGAGTAAGGTTAAGGCTCAATACTTTATAAAGATTGATGCAAATGGTAATTCAGGCGGTTATGGTTTACTACAAGATGAAGATGCTAAGCTAGATTTTGGCATTATCTCAAATAGATTCTGGATTACTTCCCCAGATAACAAGTCCAAAGTTAGACCCTTAGTCTATTATCCAAGTTCAACCACTATTAATGGGGTTGCGGTACCAAGTGGTTTGTACTTAGACGGTAACTTGCTCGCCACAGGTACAATCACCGGCGATAAAATCAGGGCAAACACCGAAATTAATGCACCAGTTATTAAGGGTGGCCAAATTAACATCAATGATAAGTTTATTGTTGATGCTGACGGCAATTTGACAGGTAAGTCAGGTAAGTTTGAAGGTGAAGTATTAGCTGACAAGATTAGTGGTACGATTGATGTTGAATCGATGAAACGCTCTGCTTGGATGGGGGGTTACACAGTAAGCATGTCAAACACATATCCCAGTGACGGCATATTTCATGAAAATATGAGTCATCCAATGTTTTCAAAGACTATTAAGATACCTTCTTACGGCGGCTTGATGTTCACTTTACCTGAATATGGCGGCGGTGGTGCTGTTAGGGCAATTAGATTCCAAATGGAGGTTGTTGCAAAACGTGCTATGACCGTAAAACAATATTTAGTTAACATTGATGATGTTCTATTCATAAGAGTTAACGGTTTTTCAGGTTACTTGGGTTACTATTTTCAATTTTCGGGGCAGTCAGAAATATCTTATGAATTGAAAGAAGGTTACAACCTTATTGAGTTTATTGTAGGCAATGGTAAAGGTCAATCAGCTATTACATTACTAGGCGACTTCATCGACAACGTAAACGTAAAATTTGCATAACCCCTTTGGGTGGTTTTTTATTATCAAAATTTAGGAGAGACAGAGACAATGCCAAATAATACACCCTTCTGGGATATCATTTTACTAAAGCTTTTGGCATTCTTGCCTAATGTTTTTGCAGCCGTTATTGGTGCTATTTTTGGTCTGATGCTGAGCGGAGACATCGGCAAAGACGGAAAAATACAGGTCAATATGTCGGTTATTATCAAGTTCACCATAGCAGTAACTGTTTCGCTCTTTGGCGGTGCAGCGCATATCGAGCTCATGGACTATCAAAAATATAGCGTCATGACACATGGAGCAATCATGTTGCTATGGGCCGTCTTTGGCATGTTAGCTATCGGCATTGTTTATCAGTCTGTAGCATTGATGCAGGGTAAGCCCTTATCAGCAGTAATCAAAGAGATTAAAGACGCAGCACTCGCAATAATCGGCAAGTAGTAATTATCAACTAACCGGCCCGCTATATGCGGGCTTTTTTATGTATAAAGGATTTAAAAATGAGCAAATTTAATGTATTTTTTGACAGATTAATGCAGCACGAAGGCGGTTATGTTAACCACCCCAATGATCCGGGCGGCGAAACAATGTGGGGCGTGACAAAACGTGTAGCACAGGCACATGGCTATAATGGCCCAATGCGCTCATTGCCAAAATCTCTAGCTCAAGAAATTGCTGATAAATCGTACTGGCAAGCGATTCAGGGAGACAAGCTCGACCGAGCAATCGCATGGCAGTTAGTTGATGCAGCGTATAACCACGGCAACCGTAACGCAGTGAAATTTTTACAGCGCGCAGTAGGCGTTTCTGACGATGGCATCATTGGTCCCCGTACACTAGCGGCAGTTAATGCTAAAGATAAAAACGATGTATTAATGCTATTTAACGCAGAGCGTTTAGAGTTTTATACAAAGCTTGGAACGTGGCAGACCTTTGGCCGCGGATGGGCTAGACGCATTGCTGGTAATTTAAGATGGGCCGCTAAAGATAATTAG